CATCTGGAAATCAATATTCTAGAAATGTATCTAGAGAAGCAAGAATGAATGCTAGGATACAATCCAGAAATGAAAGAACTGGTAGTAATGTTGAACCTACTGATACACGTAGACATCAATAATATCATTATCCACTTTCCAAACTGATCACGGTAGAAGTTTGATACAATAGAATAAATATTGGGGAGTTCTGCAGCACTCCCCTTTATGATTAATTTTAATTTCGGTAAGAAGAAAACTGATAAGAAACAATTACTTATAGTTGGTTTAGTATTATCATCTATTATTGCAGCACTCTCCCAATGCACTGGAGTATCTGAAAATGGACTATGGGACTTACTGGACGAGATTCAAAGAAAATATTTCCCACAAGGTATTCTTAATGAACTTATTCTTCAAGATCCTAACCAAGTAAAACGTAGGGTTGAGAGGGATGTAACCAGAGCGATTGATGACTACGTTAAAAAATCTGGATTAAAAGAATCTGGAGTAGATAAACCTCGTTACGTGGACGGAATAAATGACGAGTCCATGTGTTACACTGGTGAATGTAAAGCACTTGCTCCCCCTATGAGAATCTGTGCTCCTTGGGTTGACGACTGTCCCAAGGACTGATATAATACCTTCATGCTTCGGTAGCTCAGTGGAATAGAGCAACTGCCTTCTAAGCAGTCGGTCGTTGGTTCGAATCCAACCCGAGGCGCCAGCGGGAATGGTGTAGCGGTAACACGTCATCCTTCCAAGTTGAAATCACGGGTTCGATCCCCGTTTCCCGCTCTTCAAATTTTGTTAAATATAGTGTACTCAGAATAAACCGTATGAAGTACCGTATTGATACTGCTTATTGTTGGTATGATATGGGGACTAGAATTGTTTTAATGTATTTTATAAATGGAATTCCATTTACATTTGACGACCTACCACATTCCGTATTGCATTTAAATGAAATAGTAGAAGCCGCAAATCAGTCACTCGCGTATGAACCAGAGGATCTCTGTAGGTCTTCGTGTTATTTGATAGATGAACTTTGCCACCCGTTGATGTATGAAGTAGAATTGGAAAACCCCGAACTGTTACCAGTAGATTAATCATGAATTTTTTTAAATTAAAATATCGTGAAGACTTCGGCAGTGAATGGTATGTGCAGATTCTGAACACTGGAAGACATGTTCCAAAGTTCATGAAGAATTGGTCACTGCTTCAAGTGTCAGTCAGTTGGAATGATTATCCTGGATGGCCTTATGTTCAGATCACATCAGGATCTAATGGTTTACTTGGTATTCTCTTGTGGGTTTATAAGTTTGGATTTGATCTAGACTTCATGAGTAGGACTTGGAATTTTGATTATTTGCAAAAAGTAGATGAAAAAGAACACGACTACGTTGAATTATGAAAAGAATCTGCGTTTGCTGCAAAAAAGAATTCCCCTTGAATGATAAACACTTTCAAGTGATATCACAATTTAAAAGTGGATATTCGTTTTGCTGTTTGACTTGCGATAGAGAATCAAAAAAAGTAAAGACTAATAAAAAAGAAGAGAAGTTTCTGAAAGAGAAATTAGAAGTTAAATTGCAGCATCGTGATTTAGTTGAGTTAATCCAGATTTTAGGATACTATAAAGGTATGCTGGAATCTACAGAAAATCAACAAACACCGATGCATGTGATTGATAGGATTCTAGATAAAGTGCATCACGAAATAGAAAAACACAAATGAATTGGATTGAGTATTATTTCGGTCACTGTTTTCAGACAGGATGGAGAGAAATCTGGAATAACTTCAAGATGTGGAGAGACCTCATCAGTGGGAACTATGAGGGTTATGCTCTACTGAAAGAGGACGATGCATATCAAGAATGTTATGAATGGTTCTGGGCAAGTATTAATATGGACGAGTGCCTACCAAAAGAGTTTCTTGAGCATCTATTAGAATTGTGTGATAGAATTGATAGAGGAGAAGAGAAAGTTTATCCTGTAGATGAAGATTTCTTTGAACGATTAAAAGAAGAATTATTTGAAGATTTGCACAACGACCAGGACACTTAAGGAACTGGCACACTCACCCTAAAAAGGGGTGAAACTACCCCTATAATGAGTATACTCGAAACAGACCAATGACTTACAAAGCAACTCTCAAGGTTAAATTTGATACTGAATGGAGTTCTACCCATTACAGCAGTGGTTTTGATGACTATGTACTTCCTGAAGAGCATTACACTTTTGAGGTTCCTGCCGAAGACCTTAACGCCTATCAACTGTTTCGTTTCTTCGCAACTGTTGCCCGTGCGATGGGTCACGATGACATCAACATTATGAAAGGTGCTTGTGGTGTCGCATTTGGTGAAGACCGCAGAGAAGAGGATATGCGTAAGGTTGCTGATGTGTTCGAACTGACTTTGGGTGAAGACCTGAGAAAGAAGTTTGAGGATATGCAGCAGGCAGAAGAAGAGTGGGAGCGTATCAAAAAAGGTCCAATGGGAACTGTCCTAACTGATGAGAAAGACCAATGCGAAGAGTAACAGTAAGACCTAAATCTAGCAAGGCGAAGAATCGTCTTGCTAACTCTATGGATGGTAATCCTATCTGTGTTGTTGAGCAAGACAAAGGAGATGGTATGCTGTTTCTTGTTAGTGAGAATCAGAAATACTGCTTCTGGGTCAATGTAAATGAAGATTGCCACTGGGAAACTGAATGGGAGGTGCTATGACTGACCAACAAAAACTTGCATTTCTACTCAAAGAACTAAAACTTATTGCTAAAAAAACTCATTGTTATGATGGGAAATATGGAGATGATCTGTATTACTATACAGAGGATCATGACAACACATTTGATGATGGTAGTAAGTATGGTTTAGTTTCTTTTGCTCGTAGTATTTTAGAGAGTATGGGTGAGACTTACACATGACTAAAGCAGAAAAGGTAATTCTAGCATTCTGGGACTCTCATCAACAAGAGAGATCATACTGGCATCGTGATGGTGTTGCTGCTGCCTTGCGTGAGGTAGTCAATCAAGTTCTCCCATACAGTCCAAGTGACACATTCACTGCCTGGAAACAGGAAGTGTTACAAATTGCTGATGAAATTGAGGCACTACAATGACTAAACTCAATCTAACTGATAGGCAACTGATTCTCATTTCTTTGGCAATGACGAATTTTTATGATACAATTACTAGAACTGGTGAGGGTAAATCCGTCCAGAGTGAGATTATGGAACTATCCGAGTATATCGGTAAAGAAACCGCAGAACAACGCAAATGACTCATAAAGTAAGATTCATTAACATTAAATATACTGATGTATTTGAAAGGGACCAGGTATTGACAGTTAAGGAGATGATACCCTATGCTTGGCACGAAGTATTCACTTTTGAGGAAGTTGAAGGTGAGTATGGAACTATTTTCTTTGAGGATGTAAAATGAAACTTTTTAAACACTGGACTATTGGTTGGCATTGGTTTGGTCGTGCTATTCAATCTGGGGTATTTCTTTGGACTTTGGATGAGAATGATACGAAAGGTATTGAAGTCACGAAAGATTATTTTTTTATGACTATGAACCATCTTCATACTTGTAAGTTTCCTGATTTGAAAAAATGACTCAACTTATTGACCCTTCTGACCCACGTTATTTCCGACAAACATCTGACGAACCCTATCTTCGTCATGATTATAAATTAGTAAGGAGCACTGGCGAATATGTTATCTTTGATAACTATGAAGATGTGCAGAGAATGTGGTTTGAACACTCTGGTAATTTTCTTAGTCATGTTGAAGTGTTAGATCACAAACAACCAAAGAAAAACAAAAAGAGAAAAGGATTTTAATCTATGAATCCAGACAACATACAACTCGATAGTACAGCAAAACTGTTTGAGTATGAAAAGTTAGCACGTACAATCGATCAGTGTGAGAATGTAGAAGAATTACAAATGACACTTAAGTCCGTATTAAAAACATTCATGAAGTATCAGGAGACGACCGCAAAAGCCCTTACGATGCCCATGCCGCGATAAACAAAATTGATGAAACTAAATGCAACTGCACTTCGTATTATCGGGAGTATTCTACTCATCATAGGATACTTCATTCTTTTGTATGGTGACATGAAAACTGGTTGCTGGTTTCGTTTGATTGGGGGAATTGTTATGGTTCCCTTTTCTATTCAGATCAAAACCTGGGATGTTATTGTATTACAGGCATTCTTTGCCATCATAGATATATCTAAAATTATTGAATTATCAACATGAAGGAATTTGATTATGCCTTGGACTATAAAGTTCTGGACTTCACATGTGAAGAGAATCGCCACCTTTATCGCATTGGAAGGGGTGAGCAAGGAGTTCTATTGGTTCGCCCTTATACAGACGATATTTGTAAGCATTGGAGATTTGTAAATGAATCTGTGGCTCGCAAATCTGCTGATAAAATATACAGAATGTTCTGTGATTATAAATCCGCTGGAGACTTCATTGGTATGGACATGTCACGGAAATTTCTTGAAATGGGTTTTACACGCTCCCGCAGGTATGCAAATCATCCTGATGGAAAAAAGTATGCTCGTGATGGTTCCGTTAGACCCCAGTCGCCAGTCGCACTACATTGTGTCAAAGCAAGATCGGCAACAATCTTCAAAGAAGTAAGAGACAAGGCAGCATATGACCCTGTGTATCAGGAAATGCGTAAAGAGTGGAGAGCATCAGAATGAAATTAGATGTAACGATGGAAGAGTATGGTATAATTATTAATGCTCTACACTATTATAAGAAAGTTGAGAAGAGAGGAAACTTTCAGCAATATGATGATAAAGGAATTAATGCATTAAGAGATAAACTTGCACATCAAATGGTATGGGAACAGGGAGGTATCTTCGACAAATGACACAAGTAATTGATTGGGAAGCAAGATTTCAGGCATTACCTGATGTAGAACAAGATAAACTAGCCCTGTTGCGGTTAATTGAATGTACCAACGGTGTCATTCAACACTCCTATCGTAGTGGAGATGATGATTTATCACTCACGCTTGA